TCGAAAAGATGTTACTTTCTGAAGCCACCTGTAAAAAGGTGAACGATGAAGGTTTCCTTCCTTTCGACAATGATTCGGGTATAATTCTAGCTGCACAGCGTTTAATAGCTGGTGTACTAGGAGATGTAACCGAAGCATTCTCGGTAATAGAGGATCATTTCTCTTTTACCGCGGGAGCGACAACCTGTCGCTTGCGTCGCTTTGGGGACCCGTACTTTAAGTACGATTCCTCTAGGTCCTTGGATGTTACACGTTCCGCGTTACCATACGCTAAACTGTTAGTTGACTCAGTTCCAATGTGGACTCAGCCAATTACAACATGCGATGGAAACGTCGTATTTACTGTACCAAAGGATTGTGATATCGATAGAGCCGCATGCAAGGAACCTGGGTTAAACCAGGTCCTTCAATCTTGCATAGGCTCGTTTATACGTACACGTCTTAAGATAAGATGCAAGATTGATCTCAATGATCAGACTCGCAACCGAAGGATGGCCCGTGAGGGCTCATTGGACGGTCGATACGCCACTATAGACTTAAAGTCTGCTAGTGATTCGATTTCACAACGTTGCGTTTTTGAGCTATTGCCTCATCGGTGGGTTCGACTTTTGGATGATCTTAGATCACCAGTCGGTACTTTACCTGATGGGTCCCAAGTTACTTGGGAAAAGCATAGCACAATGGGTAACGGATATACCTTTGAGCTGGAATCTCTCATCTTTTGGGCACTAACACGTGCCACAATAATGATTGAGCGATCTGTGAACGAGAAAAGTCACAGAAAGTTTCCAGCTGCTCACGTGAGTGTATATGGGGATGATATCATCTGCCCTTCATGTTATTACGATAAAGTTACGACCACACTTGTGGCTGTTGGCTTCACCGTGAACACTAAGAAGAGCTTTTCTGAGGGACCCTTTCGAGAGTCCTGCGGAGGCCATTATTTTAATGGTCATGATGTCAAACCTTTCTACATTCGCAAACCGATCGATTCACCGGACCGAGTTATCTGGTTCCTTAACGCCTTACGGCGATGGGCATCAGATGAAGACGGATGGTGTGACCCTTCGGTTTACCCATTATGGCTTCATCTACGACGGTCATTCGTTCCTTCCGAGTTCATCGGAGGTCGAAATATGTCGTCAATAAGTGAAGTCGTTAGTCCAGAGCTACCTCGTCATTCCCTCCTATGGTGCAAACCACAGGTTGAAATTGATGGAGTACGCGCTGTTCTACGGTGGTTTCAATACAACCCCATGCTTGTGCATCAAGACGCGATTCGAATCCAATACTGCTCTAGGTTAGAGCGGTACATAGATCGGAACGCGCCTAATGCAGGGCGGGTGGTTGATTTTAATCACATAATGGACATGGGTAAAAGGGAAGTATTGCGAACTAAGCGATACGTCCCTTCTCTTGTGGAAGTTTCTTTCTTTCCACAAGAGGCAGTTAGTAGCATCCCTGCTACTTTACTTTAGGTCAACGAGGGAAACCTCGCCAACTAAAGTCTTAAACGTCCTAATTTTGGGACGAGGTGAAGTCTTTTAGACTTCTTAATTTGGATGC